TTGATTGTACTTGTGAAAGTGATATCGAACCAATTCAGTTTTCAGCTAAATATTTGAAAGCAATCTTAGTTGCTAATAAAGGTTCCAATACATCATCATTACAAATTTCATCTGATGGATTAGCACACTTAGCTTTTACAGAGGGAGATTATACTTCTAACTACTACTTGGTGGAGATAAAATAATGCAGATGAGTTTTTGGGATACAGAACCAGCAAAGCCAGAATTTATATTTGAGAACGAGAAAAAGAAACTCATTGATAATATGAATTATCTTATGACAATGAGTGTTGAAGAACAAACGTTGTATAAGAAGTGGGTGGAGTTACAAGAAGAATCTATGATTCGTGATAAATCAACTATGGCAGCATTGTATGATGTACAATGGAAACCTACTGATATCAATAATAAGGAACTTACAATCAAAGAGATTGAAGAGTTAGACCCTTATGTTGAAATCGTAGAAGATGATGCTAGTGCTTCCTCACGATGGACTTATCTTAGAAAGATGATACATACTATGAGTTGGACAGCAAATCCAGGTCGTAATGTGAAGATATTTATCAAAGATAGAAAAAGTGGAAAACTTCTTGGATTGGTATCTCTAGCTTCTGATGTTACTTCAATGGGTGTAAGAGATAATTACATTGGTTGGAATAAAGAAAATAAATTCAAAGAAGGTAAACTTAATTACACAACGATAGCATCTTCAATAGTATGTACTCAACCATTGGGATATAATTTCTTAGGAGGTAAGCTTACTGCTATGATGACTACAGTACCTGAAGTTAGAGAATTTTGGAAAAAGAAATACGGACAAACTCTTATAGGAGTTGGTACGACTTCTTTATATGGTATCCATTCTCAATATAATGGTATCCCACACTTTAAAACATTAGGTGAATCAGCAGGAAAGATTTCCTTAAAACCTGATGATGAGTTCTATGACCCTTGGCATCAATGGATAAAGGAAAATAGACCTGAGTGGTATGCTAAAGCAATTACTAACGAGAGAATTCGTAATGGTAAGAGTATGGGAACTGGTAAAGGACCAAGTGGACCTGTAAGTGGAATTAAACAAAAGATTCTTGGACAGATATTTAAAGAATGTGGTATCAAGCAATCTGAATATCATCATGGTTTTAAAAGAGGTGTATATCTCGCTATGATGTATGATAATGGACCTGAGTTTTTACGTTCTGAAATAGAAGAATCAGAATTAAAAATGAAAAAGAAGTTTGAAGAAGGTACTGATTATATCAATAAATGGTGGAAAAGACAAGCCATTAAACGATATTCAAAACTTCACGAACAAGGTAGATTAAAACCCGAACACCTTTATTATTTAGATGGTATTGGAATGAGTTGGGAAGATTTTAAACAACAACGACTATCCGAAGTGGGTAGATAAATAAATTAAATTATGGCAAACTTACAAGAAATTGCACACAAGTACAGAATAGCAGAACATTTCCTAAATTCAAAAGATGATGGGTTATTAGTAGCAGCTAAATCAATTGAGGATTTAATATTAGAAATTAATAAAGATTCAAAACGAGGTATTGATGAGAATAGAAAACAATCAATTATCACTAAAATGGAAAAATTAGTAGATTTTCTTAAAGAAGTAAAAGGTTCAACATTCGGATAATATGGCATTCTTTGAAAATACGCAAGAAGAAAAGGTAAATAACTCTCTATGGGTAGAGAAGTATAGACCTCGTAAACTATCAGAGTATGTGGGAAATGAACATTTAAAAGAAAAGGTTTCTAACTACTTAGAGACTGGTGATGTTCCTCATTTACTTTTCTTTGGTAAAGCTGGTACAGGTAAAACTACATTGGCAAAATTAATTGTAAATTCAATTGAGTGTGACCATATTATTATAAATGCATCTGATGAGAACAATGTAGATACTGTTAGAAATAAAGTAAAAGGATTTGCTTCATCAATGGGATTCAAGAAATGGAAGATTGTAATACTCGATGAGTTTGATTATATGACACCAAATGCACAAGCAATTCTTAGAAACCTAATGGAAACCTTCTCACAACATTGTAGATTTATTCTAACTTGTAATTATGTTGAGAAAGTAATCTCACCTATTAGAAGTAGAACCCAAGAGTTTCAGATTGTACCACCAACTAAAAAAGATGTTGCAGTACAAATCTCACAGATTTTAGGTAAGGAAGATATAAAATTCCAACCAGCTAACCTTGTACCTATCATTGATAGCTCGTATCCTGATATTAGAAAGATTATCAATACTTGTCAATTAAATTCTAATAAAGGAGAGTTGAAGGTTGATACGAGTTCTATAATGGATTCGGATATCAAAACAAAAGTAATCGATATATTAAAGGGTTCTGATTCTAAACCAAACAAATGGAAGAATATCAGACAAGCAGTTGCAGATTCACGAATACAAGATTTTACTGAACTTTATTCATATCTTTATGAAAAAATAGATGAGTATGGTGGTACTAATACCTCAAACATAATCTTAATATTATCAGAATCACAACACAAAGATGCATTAGTGGTGGATAAAGAAATAACTTTTATGAGTTGTATTATCCAAATAGTAGCATTATAAAAGTAAAGTTAAAAATAATTTGTATTATTCAAATATTTTTCGTATCTTTACATAAGTTTTAAAAAGAGTCAATGCAAGAACAAAAAATAGATACTTTATCGAAATATGGGCAATCATTTCAGAGCAAAGTAGTATCTGCACTTCTTACTGATGGTAAGTTTCTCGATACAATCGGAGAAATAACCACTCCTAAGTTCTTTGAGAACGATGCTAACAAGTGGATTATATCTGAGATACTTGAGTATCACAATGAGTACAGAAAACCTCCTACACTTGATGTATTTAAATCACAATTATCAAAAGTTGATAATGATATTCTAAAGAAAACAGTTGTTGACCAACTGAAGCACGTTCATACACAAATTGGTAATGTAGATTTAGATTACATAAAGAATGAATTTAGAGAATTCTGTATAAATCAAAATCTTAAAAATGTAATCCTACGTTCAGTTGATTTACTACAAGCTGGTTCTTATGATAGAATCAAAGATTTAGTAGATGATGCAATGAAGGTTGGTAATGAAACCAACTTAGGTATGGATTATGTTTTGGATTATGATGAACGTATGGAAGATTTAAAACGTTCAACTGTTCCAACTCGATGGGAGCCAATCAACGATTTAATGGATGGTGGATTAGGACCTGGTGAACTTGGAGTAGTAGTTGCACCTTCGGGTGTTGGAAAGACATGGATACTTACTGCACTTGGTGCAGAGGCTGTACGAAAAGGTTTGAGTGTAGTACATTATAGTATGGAATTATCAGAACACTATGTTGGTGCTAGATATGATACTGTATTTACTCAAATACCATCCGCGGATTTAAGAGATAAACAAGAAGAAGTAAAAGGTAAAATCACTAATCTTAAAGGAAAATTACTTATTAAGTACTTTCCACCAAAGGGTGTTAATGTAAAAAAGTTACAACAACACATTGAGAAGATGACTACACTTGGTAACAAGCCCGACCTTATCATTGTAGATTATGCTGATTTACTTCTCTCCAATTCCAGTAAGTCTGTTGACTCTACTTACCAAGAACAAGGGGGAGTTTATATAGACCTTCGTGGTATGGGTGGTGAATTGGAAATTCCAATTTGGACCGCATCTCAAACCAACCGTTCAGCAATTGATTCCGAAGTTATCGAAGCAGATAAGATTGCTGATTCATATGCAAAAGTTATGAACGCAGATTTCATTATGAGTTGGAGTAGAAAATCAAAAGATAAGTTGAACAATACTGCAAGAGCCCATGTTATGAAAAACAGATTTGGGCAAGATGGAATCACATTTCCTTGTAAGATGGATACTAACACAGGTTACATTGAAGTGTATGATGGAACATCACCAGATGGGGTAATTGCACAGAAAGAAGCAGCAAGTGGTCAATTAGAAACAAAGAAACTTCTACATAAGAAATATGTAGAAAATATGGGGTAATTATGAAATTATTATTAGGAAATTGTTTAGATAAACTTAAAGAACTTGATGATAATAGTATTGATTCTATTGTTACAGACCCACCTTATGGTTTATCTTTTATGGGTAAAAAATGGGATTACGATGTTCCCTCCCAAGAAATATGGGAAGAATGTTATAGAGTTCTAAAACCAGGTGGTCATCTTTTATCATTCGCTGGTTCAAGAACGTATCACAGAATGGCAGTTAGAGTAGAAGATTCTGGGTTTGAGATTAGAGACCAAATTATGTGGGTATATGGTAGTGGGTTTCCTAAATCACATAACATCGGTAAGAAAGTAGATGAATACGAAGGTTGGGGAACTGCTCTTAAACCTGCTCACGAACCTATTGTAATGGCAAGAAAACCTTTTAAGGGTTCAGTTGCACAGAATGTATTAGAATGGGGGACGGGTGGAATAAACATAGACGATAGTAGAATAGGAACTGATGAAGAACTTGGTAGAGATTTCACAAAAGGTAAAAGTGATATATTCGGTGGAGGTAGTGGAATACCTGGTTCGGTTACAACTGGAAACTCACAAGGCAGATTTCCTGCAAACATAATCTTTGATGAAGAAGCAGGTAAGATACTTGATGAACAAAGTGGTGGAGCATCTCGTTTCTTCTATTGTCCAAAAACTTCTAAAAAAGATAGAAACGAAGGAGTTGATGGAAACAACCACCCAACCGTAAAACCAACTGATTTGATGTTATACCTTATTTGTTTGGTTACTCCAAAAGGTGGGACTACTTTAGACCCTTTTATGGGTAGTGGTTCAACTGGTAAAGCAGCCGTAAGAGGTGGGTTTGACTTTGTAGGTATAGAAAGAGAAGAAGAATATATGGAAATATCAACTGCTCGTATTCAATATGAGAAAGATAATCCATATAATGAACAAAAAAATGAAAGGGTTAAAATTAACAAATCATCAACGAATTTTTGGGGATAGTGTATCAAAAAGTTATTACACTCCTTTAAAAAAAATAAGTTAGTATAACAAAATAAAAATATTAAAAAATATTATCAAAAATATATTCTGTTTTTGAATATATATGATAATTATAATCACCTACCATATCAAGTGGTAGATTTACTTAACAATTAAAAAGGAATAATTTATGGCAAATTCACAAGAAATTTTCGAACAAATTACAGAGTTATATACTCAATTCGAAACAGAGCACAATGGAACTACTAAAGCAGCAAAATCAAGAGCTAGAAAAGCAATTGGTGAAATTAAGAAACTCGTAACTGATTACAGAAAAGCTTCAGTAGAAGAATCTAAATAACAAAAGATACTAGACATGAGTAAAATATTCCAAGAAAGAATTCCCTTCAAACCATTCGAATATCCAATCTACTACACAGAAGGTTGGTTGAAGCAGGCTCAAGCATTTTGGCTCCATACTGAGATACCCATGCAAATGGATGTTAAAGATTGGAACGAAACACTTACACCTGAAGAAAAGAATTTAGTGGGGAATATTCTACTTGGTTTTGCTCAAACTGAATGTGCAGTTTCTGATTATTGGACAACTATGGTTACCAAGTGGTTTCCTAAACATGAAATAAAACAGATGGCGATGATGTTTGGTTCACAAGAAACTATTCATGCTACTGCATATTCATACTTAAATGAAACATTAGGATTAGAAGATTTCTCAGCATTTTTGCACGAACCTGCAACCGCTGAGAAATTTGAACTCCTAACTTCAACAACGGCTGATTGGACACATGAAGATTTGGCAACAAATCCAAAAGCAAGACAGGAAGTTGGTAGAAGTTTAGCAATCTTCTCAGCATTTGCTGAAGGAGTATCTTTATATTCTTCATTTGCGGTACTCTACTCATTTCAAATGAGAAATAAGTTAAAAGGTATTGGACAACAAATGAAATGGAGTGTAAGAGATGAATCTCTACATTCTAAGATGGGTTGTCAATTATTTAGACATATGTGTCAAGAATATCCTGAACTATTGGAAGATAGTAGAGATGCAATTCAAAAAGCATCTAAACTAATTATAGAACTTGAATCTAAATTTATAGATAAGATGTTCGAATTAGGTGATTTGGAAAATCTAAAGAAAGAAGATTTGAAAGAATTTATCAAAGATAGAACAAATCAAAAATTACAAGAACTTGGATACGAACCTATCCATGAGTTCGATAAAAAGAAAGCAGAAAATCTTGAGTGGTTCTACCACTTGACTGGTGGATTAACACACACCGACTTCTTTGCAATCAGACCTACTGATTACTCTAAGGCAAACGAAGGTGAAGATTGGGATGATTTATTTTAAAAACAAAAGTTATGACATTAAACGAATTAGAAGTTAAGATTCGTGATTGGGCGATTGAACGAAACATTGATAAGAGTGAGAACGCACCAAAACAGATGATTAAGATTATGGAAGAGTTGGGAGAAACCTCAGCAGCACTTCTAAAAAAGAATGAACCTGAATTGAAAGATGGTATTGGTGATATACTTGTAACAGTTATTATCTTCGCACAACAATTAGGTTACACTCCAGCTGAATGTTTAGAAGCAGCATGGAATGAAATAAAAGATAGAAAAGGAAAGACCGAAGGTGGTGTTTTCATACGAGAAAAATAGATTACAATAAAAATAAAAAAATGGCTAAAACAAATTACGGCGAAGAATTGGGTTGGGAACTTGATGTGGATTTCCCATCATGGGCAAACACAGAGATATATGTTAAAACTATATCAAAAGGTTATCTACTACCAGGTGAAAAACCAAAAGATGCTTATTGGAGAGTTGCAACACGAGTTGCACAGAGATTAGAAAAACCTCAGATGGCAACTAAATTCTTCGATTATATTTGGAAAGGTTGGTTAAATCTTGCAACACCAGTATTATCTAATACAGGTACAGATAGAGGTTTACCAATTTCTTGTTTTGGTATTGATGTTGCAGATTCTATTTACGATATTGGAAATAAAAACTTAGAACTAATGTTACTTGCAAAACATGGTGGAGGAGTTGGTATAGGAATCAACCAAATCAGACCAGCAGGTTCTAACATTAGTGGTAATGGAACATCTGATGGTGTTGTACCATTCGCTAAAATATACGATTCTACAATCCTTGCTACAAATCAAGGTTCAGTAAGAAGAGGAGCAGCATCTGTTAATCTTAATATAGAACATAAAGATTTCGATGAGTGGATTGAAATCAGAGAACCCAAAGGAGATGTAAATAGACAATCACTAAATCTACACCAATGTGCAGTAGTAGGTGATAAGTTTATGAGAAAACTTCAAGATGGTGAACCTGAGGCAAGAGCAAAGTGGGGAAAATTATTACAAAAAAGAAAAGCAACTGGTGAACCATACATCATGTACAAAGGAAATGTTAATAAGAACAATCCTGAAATGTACAAAAAGAATGGATTGAAAGTTCATATGACAAATATATGTTCTGAGATTACTTTACATACGGATGAGAACCATTCATTTGTTTGTTGTTTATCATCAGTAAATCTTGCTCGTTATAATGAGTGGAAAGATACTGATTTAGTTTATACAGCAACTTGGTTCTTAGATGGTGTATTATCTGAATTTATCCAAAAAGCAAAAAACATGAGAGGATTCGAAAACTCTGTTGCATCTGCTGAAAAAGGTAGAGCATTAGGATTAGGAGTTTTAGGATGGCACACTTACCTACAACAAAATGGTATTCCATTTGAAGGTATGGAGGCTCAATTTGAAACTCGTAAGATTTTTTCTCAGTTAAAGATAGAATCAGAAAGAGCATCAAGAGATATGGCATCTGAAATGGGTGAACCTCTATGGTGTAGAGAAAGTGGATTTAGAAATACTCACTTAAGAGCAGTTGCTCCAACAGTTAGTAACTCTAAATTAGCTGGTAATGTATCAGCTGGTATCGAACCTTGGGCAGCAAATGTATTTACAGAACAAACTGCAAAAGGAACTTTCATTAGAAAAAATACTGAGTTAGAAAAAGTTCTAAGAAAAGCTGGTATCAATAATAAAGATACTTGGGATAAAATTTTAGAAGATGGTGGTTCAGTACAAGATATTAAAGAGTTAGATGGGTGGTGTTACCTTGGTGGTAAAATGATTCAATGTTCGGATATCAAAGAAGAAGATAAAGATAAGACCTACCCTGTCAAGGATGTGTTCAGAACGTTTAAGGAAATCAACCAAATGGACTTGGTTAAACAAGCTGGTGTAAGACAACAGTATATTGACCAAGGAGTTTCCTTAAACCTAGCGTTCCCATCTATCGCTTCACCAAAGTGGATTAATCAAGTTACAATGGAAGCTTGGAAGCAGGGAATTAAAACGTTATACTATATGAGAACTGAATCAGTACTCAGAGGTGATATCGCAACACGAGCAGTTGATCCTGATTGTGTAGCATGCGATGGTTAAACTAATTTAAAAAGGAGAAAAAAATGATTGAAGTAAAAAAATTCTACGCAGAATGGTGCGGTCCATGTAAAATGTTAACACCGATTATGGAAAAGGTAAAAACAAATTATTCTAATGTATCATTTGAAGATGTTAACATAGATACGGATTTTGAGGTAGCACAAAAATACTTCGTACGTTCAGTTCCAACTGTTATTATCGAACAAGATGGTAAAGAAGTTGGAAGATATGCCGGACTTCAATCAGAACTTACATACAAGAACGCTCTCAATGAATTGAAGAGTGTATAATATTTTACTTAACAATAAAATAACGTTTCATTATTAATAGTACTAATAGTTATTAGAAGATGAATAAGGTTTATACCAATAATTTACAAAGTATCATAACCAACGAAAGTTGTGATAGCACTTACACCCCAAACTTAGGGGAATTTACAAGCACAAATACAATACACGAAAATATTAAAATTTACTATGAAATCAGTAACGATGGTTCGTAGTATGCAATTAGTTATGTTTAATTTAATCAAAAATCAGAAATTTAAAATGAAAAAACTATTATTAGTTGGATTGATGATGTTATCATCATTTAGTACTTTTGCACAAATTAGTGGGAAAGTAGTTGATTCTGATGGTAAACAACCATTACCAGGAGCAACCATTCTTGTACAAGGTACAGATGATGGAGTTGTTACTGACTTTGATGGAAACTTTACTATACAATCGGCAAACGCAGGAGATATTCTTGTATTTTCATATCTAGGATATGATTCTAAAGAAGTAACTGCGAAAGATGGACTGTTGGTGGAATTACTACAAGGCTTGAATGCACTTCAAGAAGTAGTTGTTACATCAGGAGTAATTGATGTTGCTAAGGTGAGAGAAACGCCAGTAGCAGTATCAACGATTAGGGCAAGTGAAATTGCACTAAAGGTGGGGAACTTAGAATTTCCTGAAATCATGAACAAGACACCTGGTGTCTACGCTACCAAACAAGGTGGTGGTTATGGTGATTCAAGAATCTCTTTAAGAGGATTCGACCAAAGAAACACATCATTCCTTATCAATGGGCAACCTGTAAATGATATGGAAAATGGATGGGTTTATTGGTCTAACTGGCAAGGTCTTACTGATGTTGCAAGTGGAATCCAAATTCAGAGAGGATTAGGAGCTTCAAGATTAGCAGTACCATCAGTAGGTGGAACTGTATCAATCTTTACAAGAGCTGCTGAAAAAGAAGAAGGTGGTTCTGTTGCTCAAATGGCAGGGAACGATGGATACTTCAAAACTACTGCTACCTATAATACAGGTAAAAACGAAAAAGGATGGGCTTCATCTTTCTTGTTATCAAGATGGCAAGGTGATGGATATATCTACAACACAAGTGGTGAGGGATATACTTACTTTTTCGCAGTTGGTTATTCACCAGAAGGTTCAAAGCACGATTTGAACTTTTCTTTTTTAGGGGCTGGACAATGGCACCACCAAAGAGATGTGTGGGTATCTATTAGAGATTACCAAAACTTCGGTACTGATGGTATCGATAGAAGATGGAACTCAAATGGTGGTACTTACCAAGGTGAAGAATTTTCTATGAGAAGAAACTTCTACAACAAACCATTAGCAACATTTAACTGGGATTACCAAATCTCTGATAACATTAAACTTGCTACATCGTTATATGGTTCAGCAGGTAGAGGTGGAGGAACAGGTCCAAGAGGTAGAAACTACTACAACTCGGAAACTGATATTCTTCCTTTCAGAAAAGATTTAACTGAACACTACTTAGAAAATGGTAGAGGTTCAAGAACTGCAGATGGATTTATCGATTACGATGCAGTAGTTGCATTCCAAACTTCTAATACCGATGCTTATAGTGGTGGTATTAGTGGATATGATGGACAACTTATCGCATCTAATGGATTCAAAGATGATGGTGTAAATAGAGCTGGTCTTATTAGAAGAGCATCTATGAACTCTCATTACTGGGTTGGAGCAATCTCTAACTTAGAAATCGATAGTGGTAAATTTAAGTACTCAATCGGAATCGATTTGAGAAACTATAAAGGATACCATTATAGAACTGTGAATAACCTAATGGGATTTGATGGTTACTACTCAACTGGTAACAAGAACTCAGCAGGACAAATTATTAATACTACAATCGATGCTTCTCCATTCCAAGATACTGGAATTAGAGGACCTAAGATTGATTACTTCAACATTGGATATGTTGGATGGCAAGGTGTTAATGGTTTGATTGAATACAATGATGATGAGAAACTAACTGCAGTATTACAAGCAGGTTTATCTAATCAATCATTCCAAAGAGAAGATTTATTTGACCAACCAGCACTACCATTATCTGAAAAAGTTAATGTAGGTGGTGGATATCTTAAAGGTGGTGCAAACTACAACTTTAATGAAAAATCAAATGTATTCTTCAACGCAGGTTTCATTTCAAGACAACCTCAGTTTGGAACTGTATTCCCTAACTATGCAAACATCGTTAATGATGATTTACAAAACGAAGAAATTCGTTCAGTAGAATTAGGATATGGATTCACATCTTCTAAATTAAATGTTAACGTAAACCTTTACTCTACAACATGGGGTAACAGATTCGTTACAAGAAGTTTATCTAACCAACAAGGTGTAGATGGTTCAGCACAATTTAGAAACATTGATGTAGTACACAATGGTATTGAATTCGAAGGAGTTTATAGAGCAACATCTAAGTTAACTCTTAAAGGTATGTTATCAATCGGTGATTGGAAATATACTAATGATTTCTCAGCTGAATTGTTTGATGAAAATCAACAATCAATTGGTACAGGTACTCTTTATACAAAAGATGCTAAAGTTGGTGATGCAGCACAATTCACTTCTTATGTAGAAGCTGATTACAGACTCGGTAAATTTAATGTAGATTTAGGATATAGATTCGTAGATGGACTATATGCTGATTACTCTATTACTGATTCAGCATTTACTCAACCAGATAATGATGGAGCATTAAAACTTCCTTCATATGGTTTATTAGATGGTGGTGTTACTTTTAACATTGGTAAAGGATTATCCTTTAGAGCAAATGTTAATAACCTATTAGATACAGTTTATATTGCTGAATCTAATTCTAACATTCACGCAACTTCAACTTCAACTACTTGGAATGGTGTTGATGTGAGAAACTCAGTATGGTTCGGATTCGGACGTACTTGGAATGCTTCTCTTAAATACAGATTCTAAAAAATATAAATAAGGGGGGCTTCATTTCCCCCAATAGGTGATAGATATGTAGAAGAGTTTAAATCTCTTTCTTCTTTGTTTCCTAAGAATAATATAGTAGTATGTTCAGATAGACAGATAGATGATTACCATACTATTATTGTAGATGAAGAATTTAACTTCAATTTAAAATCAAAATCGATAGTAGAATCTTTACAAAAGTTTGATAAAGTAGTATCATTAGATACTGACCATGTTATAACCTCACTTCCTAAAAACCTTTTTGATGATATACCATATGGGATTTCTGTAAAATGGATTGGTAATGATGTTGAGTATTTAGATAAAAAAATTAATTCATCCGATGTTATCAATGGAAATACAGAATTTGATGATGTAAATGAATATGGTAAAGTATTATATGATTTAACTAAAACTGAAATTAAATTTATAGATGAATCAGTAATAGCTTTTAATTTTAAAAACAAACGTATAAAAAATAAATTTATAAAAAACTACTTAAATATAATAGAAAAGACAGAAGGTAAACAGCCATTTAGATATACGGATAAAAAAATGGGAGCTATGGAAGGATGTATTATACACGCATCTTCTGTATTATCTAATGTAGATATAACCACAGATATGAGTTATGAATTGGATAAACATTTTTATCACTATGGACCTGAAGTAGGACATACTTTAAAATTAAATCAGAATAAAAGTTTAATTTAATAACAAAAAAACATTATGGATTGGTACGAGGTAATAGGGTGGATTGGTAATTTGTTAGTAATAACACAATTTCTACAAAAGGATATGCTAAAGTTAAGAATATTTGGTATATTAGGTGGAACCGTTTGGTTGGGATATGCAATGT